GGTACAATGGGAAAAGAGTCGCGTCACGGTGCGCCTAAACCGTGGAAACAAAACGGTCGTCTGCCATGATGCCCGTAACCTGCAAACCCTCTAGGAGGAACCGATGTCTTTTGATCCCGTCAACAAGCCTTCCCACTACGCCGAAGGTCGCCAGTTCGAGACCATTGAGGTCATTGAGGACTGGAAGCTCAGCTACAGGCTGGGAAATTGCGTGAAATATATCTCCCGCGCTGGTCGCAAGGGTGATCGCAAACAGGACTTGGAGAAGGCTGCCTGGTATTTGCAGCGTGAAATCGAAGCTATCGACAAGCCCAGCCAGTACGCTCCGCCTGCTGACGTGCAGTACGAAGACGTGCTGGAGTACTACTTCAAGAACACAGAAGACCTGCACGAAGGCCTTCTGGACTACTACGGTCAATCCATTGATCTTGACGAAGCTTGGCCTTCTGGGTACGATTCCCCTACACCGATCATCAAGCATGACGACGGCATCAAGGGCGCCTCTGGCGACGACTTCCTGTCCCTGTGGGAAGAGACTCCTGACTACGTGACTGGCTGGGATCAATCCCTGGGGCCTGTTGAGATCGAGCCTGAAGAAGTTCAGGAACGCCTCAACAAGAAAGATCTGGACCAGTTCGCTGATGACGAGATCGTCTCGACCATTGAGCGGCGCGGCATGGTCATCGGCTTCCGTAAGGATGGCACCAGCTGTGTGCTGAAAGACGGGAGGTGCGAGTGATGTCCAAAGTATGTGCCATGTTCGGGAGTGCCCGTCCGATCTCCGCTGACCACATCTACAAACAGAGCAAGCAGGCTGCTTCGCTGCTGGCAAAGGCTGGATGGACCATCGCCACTGGCGGCGGTCCTGGGCTGATGCAGGCCTGCAACGAGGGCGCTCTTGAAAACTGCCAGGGGGAGGTCTGCTCCCTGGGCTATAGCATCTACCTGCCATTCGAGGCGGAAACCAACCCTGCAGTCCAGCGGGACACCCACCACAAGACGTTCTTCACCCGCCTTGAGCAGTTCTCCCAGTGCGACGCTTTTATCGCCCTCCCAGGCGGCTACGGCACCATGCTGGAGATTCTGACGGTGGTCCAGCTGCTGCAGGTCGAGCACATCAAGCCTGTGCCACTCCTCTTGGTCGGCAACGAATGGCGCTCCCTGATGGTCTTGGCAGAGAACATCCTCAAGGGCAGCGGCTATGTCGGAACAGGGGAGAGCAATTTCTGGAGCTTCTATAAGACTCCAAAGGATGCTGCCACGGCTCTGCTGGCTCGTGACCTCGTAAACTCATACTACCGCGACGAAGGCTAGCTCTGTGATCTGCCTCTCCCTGCTGTCTATCCTGCCCCTGTTGGAGTTCCTTGGGTTCTCCGCAGGGGTACTCGGTATCCTTGCGATAATCGGGAACGCTGTCGATGATTACGCTGGAGATCAAGCATCCGTTGTTCAGCAAGGCGAGGCCGAGGGTGACTAAGCACGGCGCATTTATGCCTGTTGCTTACCGCAAGAATCAAAAGGAACTACTGGAGAAGATCCAGGAGCAATATGACGGGCCTCCACTGGCGGGGCCCCTTCGCGTTGAAATCGACCTGTACGGCGAGGGAAGGGCTGACATAGACAACGTCGTCGGAGCGTTCTTCGACACCGCCAATAAGGTGCTATGGACCGATGATCGGATCAGCATCATCCCCGAGCTGTCTGTCCGCTGGACGAAGGCCAAGAAGGAGCACAGCCTGTGGGTGGTGAGAATCATTCAAATCGAGGAAGGGCAGGAAGAATTACCTTTTTAGCCTGATAGACTGGGGTATCTGCATATACCCCATGGACCTGGAAGTCGCGTACAACCAGCCAGATCTGGCCTATCGCAAGGAGCCTGGGGTCAACCAGTCGAGCCTCAAGAAAATCCTGCAGAGCCCCGCGCACTACCAGGCAGCCCTGAAAGACCGCTTTATACCCTCTCCTGCTATGGAGATCGGTACAGCAGCCCACTGTTTGATCCTGGATGGCCCTAAAGCTTTTGATGCTGCCTACGTGCTGCAGCCAGACCATGTCAAGCTGAACACAAAGGATGGCAAGGAATGGAAGGCCGCTCAGGGCCGCAAGAAGATCCTCAAGAACGACGGGAAGGACAAGGCCTGGAGCAGTATCCATGGCATGGCCGAACAGCTTGCGAAGATCGAGCATTACGACGTCACAGACGACCCTGAATACATTCGTCGCAACGAAGTCTCCATCTACTGGGACTGGTTGGGAGTCCGCTGCAAGGCCCGCCTGGATAGCGTCTTAGTGGAGGAGGGCATCGTCCTTGACCTTAAGACGACCGCTTCTGTAGACCCTGACCAGTTCGGCAAAAAGGTGGTAGGCCTCGGCTACGATTTTCAGGCCGCATATTACACGCAGGCCGCCCAGTTAGCCTTCGGCAAGCCATTCAAGTTCGTCTTTGCTGCTGTCGAGCGCGTTGCTCCCTATGATGTCCAGTTGTTCGAGGTGACGCCTGACATGATGGCCGAGGGCATGGCCATGTGTGAGGATGCGTTACACATTTACAAGGAATGCACCGCGTCTGGGGAGTGGGTGCAGCCCGAGATCCGCACGCACAAGCTGGAATATCCCCGCTGGCGGAAGTCGTACCAGCGGCGCTTCAAGCCTGGTATGGTGGTAGAGACCCCCGAGGAGGACCTCTTCTGATGCAACGCGAAACCCACACGGCTCGACTGATCAGTACTTCCAAGCTTGCTGATGAACAGCTCATTCGACTCTTCGAGGAAGAGCGTGAGCACGACAAGGCCGACCCGACCGAGCTGGCAGAGTCCGAGTTTATCGTGACGTACTGCGCTCGCGTCTCGAATCCGAATAACCAAGAGAACGTTAAAACAGCTCCTCGTCTGCTTCGCTATTTGATGAAGCACAAGCACTGGAGCCCGCTGGAGATGTCTAACATGGTTGTCGAGATCGAGACTACCCGCGCCATTGCGGCACAGATCCTGCGGCACCGCAGCTTCAGCTTCCAGGAGTTCTCCCAGCGCTACAGTTCGGTTGACCAGCTGGGAACGGTCGGTCTTCCGCACCTTCGCAGCCAGGACCTCAAGAACAAACAGGCCAGCCACGATGACCTGGACCCCAAGAAGGTTGATCTGATGAACAAACAGATCCAACAGCTGTACCACAGCACCTTCGACTACTATGAGTACCTGCTCAGCCAGGGTGTTGCCAAGGAATGTGCTCGTAGCATCCTGCCTCTGGGAACCCCTACCCGCCTCTACATGAACGGAACACTGCGCTCGTGGGTGCACTTTTTGCAGATCCGCTGCGGCATCGAAACGCAACTGGAGCACCGTCTGGTGGCCAATGCAATTAAGGACATCTTCGAGGAGCAGTTCCCGACCATCTACGAGGCAGCATTCACCTGATCCGAGCCCCTTCGGGGGCTTTTTTAATGCCTCGGTATCCTAGCCCGACAATAGAGAGATTCTAGTCGTGGCAGGCGAATGGAAGGAGTGGAAACCCCCAGCAAAACGCGATGGCAGGCTGTGGGAGTTCCAAAGAGGGTACCACGTTAACCACGCTGGCCGCCACGAAAACAGCGATCAGTATAAAGCTTTCCAGGTGTTCCTCCACGGTCGCAGGACTTTTGAGGCGGTCTCCGAGGAGACTGGTCACTCCACCCAAGCGCTGTCCAAGTGGGCGAAGAAGTACGAATGGGAGAAGCGTGCCGCTAGGTGGGATACACAAAAAATGACCCTGGCCATGGCCGATGCTACCAAGCTTGAGCGCAAGCGCCAACGGGACTCCATTGAGGAGTATCGCAAGGCCAATGAGGATCAGGCCAAGATGATGATGGAGACATCCGCCGACCTCATGGCCATCATTCAGAAGCGAATCGTTGAGGCTGAAATGGATGGCGAAAAGATCCCCATGGGCTTGCTCAGTGGCCTCATGCGTGCCGCTGCCAGTATGTCCGACTCTGGTCGCCAGTCATGGGCTACAGCTCTGGGTGTGGGCCAGTTGATGCAGGTCGTGGAGACGGAGCTGGAGGAGGTTCAGGTCGAGATTCTGGACGAGTCTGAAGACGAGGCATACGACATCCCCGTGGAGGAATAATAGATGTCGACTAAGCTAGGCAACGATTTTCTTGACTACGCGGCCTCTGGCCAGCACCTCCTAAAGGAAGTCAAAAAGAAGAAGAGTCAAAAGAACGCCGAGAGGGTCATCCTTTGGAAGTTCATTAAAAAGGTGATGCCCACCTATAAATTTTACAAATTCCACGCAACCGTAATTGAACAACTCCAACGAGTCATCGATGGCAAGTGCAACCGCCTCATCCTGCAGGTGCCGCCGCGACACGGAAAATCGCTTCTTGCTTCGCAGCTTCTGCCTGCTGCTTACTTACTGGCTCATCCTGAGCGCTACGTCGGCATTTCGTCCTATTCCGCCGAACTTGCTGAGGGATTCTCTCGAAAGGCACGGGACTATTTCAAAGACGGTGGTGGGCTTCTGAATGAAAGCTCAAAAGCTGTCAACGCTTGGGGTACTGAAGGAGGCGGAGGCCTATGGGCTGCTGGCGTGGGTGGTGCCGTCACTGGTCGCTCAGGCCATCTACTCATCATCGATGACCCTGTCAAAAACCGCGAAGACGCGGAATCAGGCCGCATGATGGAGAAGCTTAACGACTGGTACACCTCAACCCTGTACACCCGTCTTGAGCCACATGTCGGCGCCATCGTGGTCATTCAAACCCGTTGGTCCGAAAACGACATGATCGGGCAACTGCTCGAAAACGAACACAACGTATCCGAAAAAGGCCGTGAGAACTGGACTATTGTTGACCTCCCTGCCCTCTACGAGGACTCGGGGGACCGCCCAAAACTCCCAGAGCACTGTCCCACTATTCCTGATTGGCGTTCTGAGCCTGGCGAGGCCCTCTGCCCTCAGCGTTACGACGAAGATGCCTTGGAGCGGATCCGTGAGGCCGTTGGATCTCGGGACTTTGCTTCGCTGTATCAGCAAAGGCCAGCTCCCGAGGGTGGTAACCTGTTTAACCCTGACTGGTGGCAGTTTTACGGCTGGAACACTGATCTCCCTGAATTCCAGAGAGTCATGCTTAGCGTTGACTGTACGTTTACCGATGCGAAGAACAGCGACTACGTGGTGGGTGCTGTTGTCGGGCAGTCTGGGAACCAATTTTACGTGCTCGACCTCGTCAGGGAAAAGCTGGACGTGGTGGGTACCATGGCGATGATCTCCAGGCTTTACAAACGGCACGCGCTGTCAGGTACCCTGATCGAACTTGCTGCCTCGGGTTTCGCTGTCTATCAAATGATGAGCAAGAAGGTGCCAGGTCTGATTGGCGTCAAGCCAGAGAAATCCAAGGAAGCCAGGGCCGCTGGTATCGTGCCACTAGTCGAGGCTGGTAACGTCTACCTACCTTCTAGTGCATCCTGGCTGGATGCGTTTTTGAGCGAATTTGCATTGTTCCCCGCTTCTAAGAACGACGACATGGTCGACGCCCTGACGATGGCTATAAATTATTGCGCCCAGCGTACTGCACCACAGATGACCGAGGTTACATGGGGTCGAGGAGATCGAGTACTGCCTAACGTCTCCAGATTCAACGCATGGTAAACTGGTCTTAACAAAATGTGACATCCTGTGGCAAGAAAACCAACTAAGTTTAAAATGTCACAGGAGCAGCAGCAGCTCGCAACAGAGAATCTGAACCTCGCCCGCCGTGAGGCCTGGCGCATCCAACGTAGCACTGGTATCGACTACCACACCTTGGAATCCGTGGCGTTTGAAGGACTGTGTAAAGCTGCTCATCGGTACGACCCCGATCGGCCTCATCCTGTCACGGGTAAGGCCATGAAGTTCAGCTCCTTGGCAGTGCCCACCATCCGTGGTGAGTTGCTGCACTGGGTCCGAGATCGGACGTATGCTGTCCGCTTGAGTCACAAGATGCGGGAGCGCTGGGTGAAAGGCCGTAAACTGCTCTACCGTGGCTCTACCGACCTGGAAGTGGCTGAAGCGCTGGGTATCACCAAGGAGGAGTGGCTGGAGGTCCGCAAGGTGTGCTCAGGCCCACCGTTGGAGCTCAAGGAACAGGCCAAACCGACGGAGCCCTTAGAGCCTGGGGAGATTGACTTCGCCTCGATTTACCTTGATGCTGCAGCCGAAGCCATCGAGCGTGTTGACGACCCTGGCACAATCGGCGCCCTTGAGGTGTACCTGAGCGGCAACGGGACCGTAATACCCAAGGAAGGCGTGAACAGACTTCTGGAGGCCGCTGGTTGCCACACAACCGACTGGTCGGAAGAGGAAATCGACTTGGTCAATGGCTGGGAGGACCTGGGCGGCGGAAGGTTGCAAGGCTCGCTGTTTTGATGTTACACTGGGAGGAGCTGCCCCTTCCCCATGGCCATAACTGAAACCTCTTTAACTAAGCTCAAAGCTGGCTCAATCTCCAAGGTGATCGAGAGCCTTGGTAGCAAGTTGAAGCGGGTAGGGCATGAATACGTTACGCAGTGCATCTGGCACAACGACACTAATCCGTCGCTGACGATCAACGACGACAAGGGTTTCTGTTTCTGCCACGTTTGCCGCGAGGGTGGAGATGCTATCAGGTATGTTCAAAAGCGTAAGGGTTTATCTTTCCCTGATGCAGCCGAGCTGACGGCCACCATTCTCGGCATCCAGCTTGAGCACGATGGCATCAGCGCTGAGGACCAAGCTAAGCGTCGAGAGGCCCGCAAGGCCGCCCTGGCAAAGCTCCAGGCCGAACAGGATGGATATGCCGCCAACCTTCACGACGAACGGGCCGAACGCATTCAGGAGATCTTGATCGATCGGGGTCTTGACCGTGAAGCTGCGGAGGAGTTTGGCATTGGCTTCGCGCCTAGCGGCTTTTTCGCTAATCGGATCACAATCCCCATCCACAACCACAACAACGAGTTGGTGGGCTGGACAGGGCGCACCACTGGCAACGATTCTGCGAAATACAAAAACAGCGCTGACGGGGACCTCTTCCACAAGAAGAGCCTCGTCTTTAACGAGCACCGCGCTAAGGAAGCGGCCCGCTTGACGGGGTCCTTGATCTTTGTTGAAGGCCATCTGGATGTGGTCTCGCTGTGGCAGCACGGTGTTGCTAATGTCGTTGCCATGCAGGGCACAGGAGCCCCTGAGCCATTTGTCCTTGAGCGCCTGGCACGATCTGTCGACAACTTCGTCCTCTGCTTCGATGGCGACGAGGGTGGCCGTAAGGCAGTACAGCACTTCATCTCCGCAGCAGGCCCCTTGGCACAAGCTGGCAAGCTGCAAATCAACATCGTCCAACTACCTGCGGGCAAGGATCCCGACGAGGTGTGTCGCGAGGATGGGGTGGACGCCTTTCACGCCTTGCTGGCAGACGCACAGCCCTGGCTGGATTGGGTGATCGACTTCTGGGCAGCAGATCTCGACAAGAACGACACCAGGATGGTAACGGAAGTAGAGCAAGAGCTTCGCAGAGTGATCGACAAGCTGTCCTCCGCTGCGGTGAGGGCCCACTATGTGGACAAGGCTGCCCGAGCACTGTCCCAGACCACCAAGGAGGCCCAGGCGGTCGTCAAGTCGTGGGGTACCTTCGGAGACACCAAGGTCGAGCGTGCATGGAAGGTGCGATCAGCAGAGAAATGCCGCATCGTGACCGAGCGCCGCATGCTGCGAATCTTCGTCCACAGGCCGCATTTACGCGATGATCTGCGCCCACTGTTGGCAAACGTGACTCATCCGCCCCTGAGGTGGCTCTGTGATCGTCTACAGGAGCTAGAAGAGTACTGCGAGACCGATCTTACTCCACATAGCGTGATGGCCGTTGTAGCCGCATCTGAGCCGCACTTCATGTCACAACTACGAACGGTGGTGCAGCCGAATGTGACGATAGATGATACAGATGGCGTTATCAGCCACATCCGAAGGGTTGTGTCATGAGTAGGGAATCTGGAGAGAGCCTGTAGCTACCTTCGAGGTGGTATATTGTGATTATGGACATTCTTCAATCCCTCTGGAGCTGGGCCATGACCCCGTTCCGCAAACCAACACCCGTCTATTATGTCGATGGAGACACGAAAATCCAAATCCTTCCGCCACGGGACGATCAGCGAACGACGCTTCGCGCATCACCTGAGTGCCCTCGGTGTGAACTTCATCACTTTGAGTGGTACGGACGCCGATACCAAGGGTAAGATCGATTTCGTCGTTCAAGACCAGACCGTCAACGTTAAAGCACCTACCCGCTCTGGCCCACCTGGCCTTTGTGTTGAGTGGCGTGCTGTCAATGGCTCCACTGGTTGGCTGCACAAGATCGACTACGTTGTTAAGTTCATCACCAACGACTCGTACTGGCGCATCCCGTGCGCTAAGCTCAAGGATCTGGTGGTCGCCAAACACGGTGAACCGCCTACTAGGTGTCCCCACACAGGTGCTCGTCG